TTCGACCCAGTGCCTACTCTCCGGCGGCCGGACGACGGCCTTGATGTCGAAGGTTCCGAAGGGACCGAAGACAGCTTCGGGCGTCTGGAAGTTTAACGTAAAGTAATCGTCGCTCTTGAGCATACGGTTGTCGGGGAATGGGACTTCGACCAAGTCCACGTAATGCAAGGCCGTCTGGAGTACGCCAGCGGGACAATAGCACTCGACGTACCGCCGGTAATGCGACATCGCCTCTGTGAGCAGGGCGTCGAAGCCCGGATAATCGGCGTCGCCTCGGAGGAAGTTGACAAGGAGTTCGTCCGGGGTGAGTTGAACCACACGCAACCCGTCGTTCGTCAAGGCGCGGACGGCGAGTACCTCCTCCGTGATCTCCTTGACCTCCGGCTTCCTCCCTTGCTTGGATACGGCCACCCGGAGGGCACGCCTCGCCATCTCCTGTACTTCCGGGTGCGTCTCGACCAGGGTCTCAAGGAAAGTCCGGTAGCGGGCGCGGGTCCAGGGAGGTGTACTCGGCTGCGGCTCGAACCGGAAGGACATCCAGACTTCGACGAGCGGAGGTTTTTTCAGCGGCACGGATGCACCTCCCCAGAAGGCGGTACGCCCGCCACCAGCGACGTTGTACCCCTGTAGCTCTTTCTGGGCAACCTCGGTTGGAGGGAAGGGGTCAATCGGTCAATCGGCGCGGTCTGGGCACTATCGCTCGGTCTCGAAGTAGTGGCCGCGCTCGTGTTGCGTCCCAGGCTTGCCAGACCGCGCCGGCCAAGGACAGTTCACCACCCGTAGCGTCGCCTTCCACACCACAGCTATCGCACTGCCGGTGCGCAGAACTTCTCCTCAATGATGCTACGCTCTCCACGCGCGATTATTTCGCGGATGAGGGCCGTCGCTTCGACGTTCGCCCTGTCTCCCGCATCACCAGCGATTGGCCCGCTTGGCGCGCTGCATCTCCGACCACTTCATGCGCTTCTTTCGCTCGCCCTGCGGCGCGTCCTGGCCGGCCGCGGCCCCGGCAGACCACACCAGCCCGCCGACGCCGGCCGCGACCGCGCAGCCGACGAGGCAGTCGAAAAGGTCGTTGTCGCGGCCGGGTCGCAACTTCCACTCATCGACCTTGCGCCCGCCTGGCCGCGCCACCTCGACGGGGAACTCGGCCGTCAGGTGGTCGGCGAGCATCTTGTGCAGTTCGGGCAGGGCGGCGAAGAGGCGCAGGCACCCGACCGCTCCTTCGGGTGTGCGCAGGCGCTCGGACACGAACGTCTTCCAGTGGTTCGTGTCGAACACGACGTGCCGGCCTCGCCCGGCCGTGCCCGGCGGATACAACCGCCAGCCGCTCCCGGCCCGATCGCCGGGCTTTTTCTGCCAACTGGACATCGGGTTGGAGCTGGCGCCGATGAACTTGCCGTGCGAAGGCACGAGCAGCGCGGCGTGGGGGCTGCGCCGGCAGAACTCGTACACCTGATCCGTCACCGGCCCCAAATTGGCATCGACCAGACACCGCTCGGCGTGCATCTCCGCGCCCGTCTCCTCCTGCCGGAAGGCGCGCAGCGCGCGGGTCGCGGCCAGCCCCAGCCCGGCGTAGAGCGCCGCGTCCCGGCCCTTGCCCGCCTGTTCGGGCAGATCGCCCAGCGCCGGCCGCGGGTCGTCCTTGGCGAAGTAACTGCGCGACTGTTCCGGCACGCACCCCCACTCGATGAGAGTCCCGCCGAACCGCTCGTCCCAGGCGACCACCATCCACCACAGCAGATGAACTCCCACGTCGATGAACGCCGTGAGCCGGGTCGCCGAGCGGGGGACGGTCCCGCGCGGCAGGTTGCTGATTTTCGCCAGCACGTCGTCGGCATTTAGCGCCGCGGCGCTGGCGCCGTCGTCGGGTGCTTCCGGGGTGTTCTGGTACTCCGCCAGGAACGCTGTCCGGTTGCGGAAATAGAGGTGCATGGCGGACTGGATCGCGGAAACCTCGTTCTTCGCCATCCGCTCCGGCCAGCTCGCCTCAGACCCCTCGTCGAGCGTCCTGCGGTGCGCCAGGTAAAAGGCGTTGGACTCCGTGAAGTCGGGCGGCTCCATTTGCGCACACCGCGCGTACACCTCGAAGTAGCCGTCCCAGGCCGCGAGGTTCTTCGGCATCGACCTCAGCATCCCGGAGCGCTCGCCACGCCACAGCGGATGCTTGCCGCGGTCGAGCAACTGGTCGATGCAGTCGCCGCGCTCGATCACCGTACACGGCATCACGCCGGCGATCGTCTTGCCCGGTCCCGCCATGCCCAGCACGTCCGCCTCGATGAGCTTCAGCCGGGTGGCGTTCTGCGCGAAACTGCGGGCGCTCTCCGGTGTCTGCGGGTCGTCCAGCAGCACCAGATCGGGCCGCACCATCTCGCCCGTCGTAAGCGTCTTGAGCGAACCGCGGATGCCCTCGCCGGTCAGGCCGGACGCCGACACCAGCGAGCCGGACGTCGGCACCATGCCGTCCTCGCGCAGCGCCCATTCCTTCGGCCAGTTCACCGGCGGCGGCACGGTGGGCAGGACGATCCTGTCTGCGCTCCACTCGATCAGGGTTGACTCGCCACCGCACGTCTGGCCGCCGGCCCTGTTGGCGATGCCGCCCAGCTGGCGCGCGGGGAAGCTGACCTCCGGGAAATCGGCGGCGTACTCATCAAGGAAGCGGATCAACGTGCGCAGGGTGTCGAGCGACTCCTTGGCCTTGTCGTCGGTGGCGCCGATCACGAAGGCGTAGCGGCAGTGGCGGTACGACAGCGCCCACAGCGCCGCCATGCGGCAGATCGTCGTCTTGCCGCTGGCCCGCGCCATCGCGAAGGCGTACAGCGCGCCCTGCGTGGCCGCTTCCTCGATGCGCGCGATGGCCTTGAGGTGGTCGCTCGACCAGCCCAGCGTGAAAGCCTTGGGGTTATACGTCTCGCAGAAGAGGCGGAGCGACGCGCGGCACCGCTCGCGCCGGCTGACGTCGGCGATCGGCGGGACGGGGCCGATCTCACGCCCCGCCGCGCTGCGCTGGCGGCTGGCCTCCGCCATCTGCCGCTTGTGGCTCTGGTAGCCCGACGACTTGCTTTTCTTCGATGGGCTGGACTGCCGCTCCTGTTGCCGCCTCTGGTGTTCCTCCAAGCAGGCGAGCAATTCGAGTTCGCAGCTCTGCAATTCGGAGGAGGAGTTGCTCATCGGACACCTCGGCCAACTGCTTCGGCGGCGGCTGGTACAGCCCCTCAAGCTGCGCCTCGTCGCGCAGGATGGACAGCGCCATGCGGAAGTCGCCCGCGCCCATCGCGTGCGCATACAGCTGCCGGCGCTGCAACAGGTGGCGGGCCTTGAGGTACTTCGGGTCTTTCGGCTCGCGCTCGACGATGAGGGCGTCGGCCTGTCGGACGTATTCGGCGATCTGCCCCGGCGTGGCCTGCCAGTTCTGTTCGGCTGACGCGGCGTGTTCGATCACGTCGGGCAATTCTGCGCCGCCCAGGCGCAGGCGGTAGACTTCCTCAACCCGGCGGGCCGTCACTTCGGGCGGTTCGACGGGCGGCGTGGCCTCAACCGGCGGCTTCGGCAGACTCTTTCGCTTCGCCATCTCGCACCCTCTCGTCGATCCAGGCAGCGTGCCAGTCGTGTAAAACGCGGTCGTTGATGACCGTCAATTGCTCGACGTTTCGGTTGGTCCGCAAATTGGCGCTACCTTCCATCGTCAGCCTCAGTCCGTCGTCGAACGACAGGCACACGACCTTGCAGTGAGATCGAGCCGAGCCGACGTGCTGGCCGCGCTCGCCGCGCAGCGCCTCTGCCGCGCCCTGGTAGATGGACGGGTTGGCCTTGCGCATGTAGTCGCTGCACAGAAGCGAGACGCGCCGCACCTTGCCCGCGTCGAGCAGCGAACACAGTTCCTCGACGTTCTTCCGGCTGAACGCCAGCGTCGCAACCCTCATGCTCTGGCACGTCGCGGCTCGGCTCTGGACGATACAGGTCAACACAAGCATCAGGTCGAAGTAGCCCGTCAAGAGGACGTGGACGGACTCACCCGGCCCCGGCAGGTGGGGCAGCACCTCGGCGGCGCGGCGAAGCTGCGCTTGCCGCCGGACAGAAGCGCGGAACGACGCGGCCCGCGCCTCCGCCTCCTGCTTGCTTTTGGCGGGCCGCGTCGGCTTGACGGTCGGTGCGGCCGGGAACGTCGGCCGCGGCGGCAGGGCGAACGTCATTTACTCAACTCCCACCAGCGCCGCCGGCGCCCTTCGGCTTACCGCCCTTCTTGCCTCCTCCCTTCGGCTTGACGTTGGCGCCGAAGTTGAAGCTGGTGTCATACTTCGGCTTCTTGGCCTTGATCTTCACGGCACACCCCCTCGCTGAACTTCCCTCTGTTCACCAACCACCTACAGCGTATCGCCACGTCGCAGCGGCGGGCAATCTACGGCCCGGTGAGGCACGAAACAAACTGTGTCAGGTTGTCCGAGAGTTCCCACAGTAGGGGTTAGGCGTCGGCCCCTCTCTGGAAGGACCCAAGCGCCGTTTGGACGGCGAATCCACCCTCGCCACGTCCCACCCTTCCGCCTTGCCGGTCGCTTCACCCATCGAAGCCCTCGCTGTTGGCGTCCGTCAGACGTTGCCGCTCGCGGTCGTACCGCAGGGATGCCGTACCGACCGGCCCGTTCCGCTGCTTCGCGACGATGACTTCCAGCACGCCGGCGGGCACCGATTCGCTCTTGCCGTCGGGTCGGTGCAGCAGCAGCACGGTATCGGCGTCGGCCTCGATGCCTCCGCTCTCGCGCAAGTCGGACAGGCGCGGCCGCCCGTCGGCTCGCGCCTCGCTCTCGCGGTTGAGCTGCGCCAGAGCCACGACGGGAACGCACAGTTGCCGCGCCAGCCACTTCAGGCCGCGCGACAGTTGGGCGACCTGCTCGTGCCGCGGGTCGCGGCGGTTCTCCGGCTCGATCAGTTGCAAATAGTCGATCACCAGCAGGTCGAGTTTGCCGCGCCTCCTGGCACGGCGGGCGCGCGACGCGATGCGTTGCAGGCGCTGTGCCGGGTCGTCGCTGAACGTCAGCGGGGCACGGCGGATCAGCGCGCCGGCCCGCGTCACCGCATCGGCGTCGGCGGCAGTGATCTTGCCCAGCCGCACGCGCTGCGCGTCCACGCCGCCGATCGCGCAGGCGAGCCGCTCGGCCAGTTCCAAGCATGACTGTTCAAGGCTCACGAACAGCACCGGCCGGCCCTGATCGACGGCGACGTTGCGCGCCAGGTTGACGGCGTACCCCGTCTTGCCGACGCCCGGCCGCGCGGCGAC